GACTTATCATAAGTTGCATCATTGAAGAAGGATCATCTAAGTGCATGAAGTCAAACTCGACCTGAGCGGACTGTTTGAAACCCATAGCGTTTTGCACAAGTTTAATCTGGTGGTTCCAAAAATCTAACAAAATTGACCTAACGTAATTAAGTCTTTCTGTCAAAGTCTTTAGAGATATAAAGTTGTTGGTAGTTCCGCTAGCCCCAAAGGTGCCTGTAAGGGTAGGTGGGATCCCAAGGCAAGAGTATATAGACATCAGGGTGGGACGATATTTTTCATCTCCCAAAAATCTTTGCACGTCTGAGTTCGTTTCAACTAGTTCGATATCCGGACCCCAAATTATATCCATTGTACCACCTCCTACATTAGACCCTAAGATGCTGCTGAGAGCACTTGCGGCATTGGAGGTAGGGGCGAGCTTGTGTTCCAGATTGCCGAGCTTCCAAACTCTAATCTTGTTAACGGCCCCGTCAAGAGCTGCTTTGTCTGCCAACTTTAATTTTTCGTAAAGAATTAAGTCGTCGAAACAGGCATATGTCATCGGATCTGCCCATTGCTGCCAATCGTCCTTTTTGTAATGATAGACAAAAGTTTTGTCAGGTGGCAACAGTATTGCTTGATTGGGCCTATCAATGATTTGCCTTATCTCTTCTGGGATGCTTTTTATTATTTGCAAGCTCTCCCTGCTTCCCTCTCTCTTGAGTCGATCTAAATACCTCTTGATGGAATCTGGCAACTTTAGCTTATATCTCTTTTCTCCAGTCAGGCTTGCTACAGGCCCTCCTACTAATTCTATATTAAGGGGATCTAAGAAAGTAAATTGCCAAGGAATCTCACCTTTCCTGAAGTTTCCACCATTCAGTATGGCCTCCATGTCAACGGAGGCTACAGACCTTTGCATTTCCAGCTTCTTCCTTGCATTAATTTTAGCAGTCTTCATTCTAATAGGAACGTTGGCCTCTCGAAATAAAAGATTACAAAATCTTTCAGAAACAAAAGACCCCTTGGTTCTGCTAAACCAGTCATTATAGAATTGTTCGATCCTAGGATTTGGGTGGACTAGTCTAATACCCTGACAGGCAAAGTCACCCATAAGGTCTATAGCATTTCTTATTAAGCCTATTCTGCGATATGCTTTTCGGGCAAAGGCTATTATCTCCTTGGACTTTACTGGAACCGCTTCTGATGACCTGAAATAATCATAATCACTTTGTCGAAGTCCGGGTCTTCCGCTAAGATGAGTGGTAAGGGAAGAAAAGTCTCTGCCTCTGCTGCTTACTGCTGCGCTGGCAAACTCTGAAACAGCTGCGCTATATTGCTCAATTGCATGTTCGCGGCCCTTTTTATCAGTCTCTCCCCAACTCACATAAGANGTTTCTACGTCCTGAGGAACGCTGCTACGGGGATATTTCTTGTCTACCATTTAATGCTCCAATGGGTATTATATAAAGACTAATGCCTATTAACAGTTACACCAACGTTAACCGTTTTTGTTTATAGCCCTAAAAATAGAGGGATCTAGATTTTGAGCCCACTCGGGACCGACATACATATTTTTCGACGAGGAGCCTTTTCCTTCCTCTCCTACTACTCTTCCTATACTTTGATAAGTGGGAGGAGGAAGCGTTCTTTGGATAGTTCTAGCTATCATATTGGCTATGACTAAGGCGCTGTACCTGTCCTTCCTGCTTCTCCCTTTTCTTCCTGTGCCCAGCTTTACTTCTGGGGTGTCCCATCTTTCTCTACCGGTCGCTGTGGAAGACATTACAATAGTTGAGAGCTCGTCTTTTAGCTCCTCTACTTCCATTACAGCGTCCTCTAAGGTATCATAGAGCCTGAGGGCGTTAGAGTCTCCTATCTTTTCCTTCATTTCTTTAAAAAATATCTTATCTTTTTCAGTCATAAGACTTAGAGTTAGCGTATCAAATCTTGGAAACAACAAAACCTTGTCCTCCATGTCTTTTCGCAGTCCATGATTCGCTTGAGATGTCCATTTGGCGCTGGCAAAGTTAACAAGCTCAAGCATATGGTCTCCAGCCATGTGGTCTGTGTCTTTTTTCTTTCCATCTTCTATTATCTCATAAATTGGTCTTTCTCCTGCCTGTAGCTTGTCTAGGTCCCTTAGGGACTCCGCTATTGTAAAGCCGCCCCCTTGAGAGTCAATGCCTAGCTGGATGCAGGGAAAAAGCTTCATTAGGTCTCGAATTTTCCTAGCGCAAAAGGAATAGTAGTCGTGAGCATCTGTAAGCCCTATCTTCTTGCGGCCAGCAAAATCCTTTTTGTTAGTCGTCCATACATGAACAACCCTTTGGTGTTCTGGAAGAACTTCTAGTACAACTATGGCAAAATTATCGTGCTCGGAAGCTGGGTCAACCCCTATAACGTGCCCCATGCCCGGCCTCCCCTTCGTGGCAGAGTCGAAAGGCTCTGAGCACCATGTTGGCCATCCTTGCTCTCCAACAGCCCCGTCGTTAGCCACACAGGCATGTATGAGACTTCTTTTGAAAAACCCTTGGCTATCGGCAGTAAAGCACGCCCCGTATTCCATTTGATAGATTCCGTTATGCATAGTTGCTCTAGATCTTGCAACTTGCTGATCATCCATGAATCCTTCGGGTATCAGTTCGTAGGGTATTCTAATTATAGAAAAGGACTTCCAATCTAATTTTTTCATATACTCCGGCGTTTCGTCTAGACCGTCTTTTGAGTCTCCGTCAATCTCTTTGGTCACCCCCCTGTTAAGAATGGTGGACTTATATTTTTTCCAATAAGCAGCGTATGGCTCAAAATCATAACCTGCCGTTCCCGCTATTATGGACTGGTTAGATTTTCTTTGCTTATAGCCTTCCTCTAGGGAGTCGTCCCAAACCCCGTCGTCCTGCATTTTCTTTCTACGGGCAGCTTCCTTGACGTTCTGAGTCGGGTTGCTGGAAACAGCAGTAAAGCCAGCCACGACCGTTTCATAAATATGAGTTGGAATGGAATTAAATTCGTCTGCTATGATTGTATGGGCTCTCAGACCTCGAATCTTATTACCATCTCCGAGAGGAACTGCCATAGCCCAACCATCGTTAATTCTCATAGTACATCTGTCTACATCTCTTCTGGGACCACTAGCATCCGAACAGATACTTCTTAGGATTGGGGCATTTCTCCAGAGGGTATCCATGTATTCAAAAATGACTTTGGACTGGCGAAAGGCAGCTCCCACAATAACAATCTTGGTCTCTGGGATCAACGCACACTTAAGCATGGCGTACACAGCTAATAAAAATGACTTGCCGAAACCTCTAGAGGCTATATACATTGGAAAAGATCTTAACCATAGCTCTTTAAGAATGCAAGTCTGGACAGGTAGTAAATCTACCCCTAGAAGTGTTTTTACTGTCCAGTGAAAATAATCTGGGTCTCTCATCTTTTTTATAATATACAGATGAAAGTCTTTTTTTTCCTCTTCCGAAAGGTTTGACAGGGGCTTCTTGGCAAGCGCCATATCTTCTTCGGTCAGCTCAAGCCAAGCGTTTTCATAGGATCCTAGGTTATGTGTAGAGTTCATAGACCTTTCTCATAATATAAAAGGCCGTTTCTTCTGCTCTGGCCTTGTTCCCGCAGGCTATCACATGTATTCCGTTTTCGAGTCTAGCACTAGAAACAACCCTATTCATGTACTTGCCCTTTATTTTTATTTTATCCCACACTTCCTGAGGTACAGCAGACCCGGAAGGATACCTCTCTATGTCTAGCCAGCTAAATTCAAATATAAGAAAGGCAAACGGAAAGGTTCCCATTCTTTTTAACTCTTTTAGGAATCTTTTTTCTGCGCAGTTGCCTGCAAATTCTGCGGCGCTTTCTTTTCTTTCAATGCAAAGGACATGCTCTAGGCCTTCTATGGCATAGTCTCCGATTTCTACCTTAGCCTTTGATGTGCCTGAACAATATGCGTTTTCGTCAAACCACCAGCCGTGGCCGTCCTTTTCTCTGGTGTCTCGGATTATATGAAATCTATTGCTCTTGCTCATCTTCTTTTTTCTTGTTTATACGACTGATAGCATCCCACTCTAGAATCTTGTAAAAGAACGGTTCGTAAGTTTCTTCGTTTCCCTTTGTCATGGCGTGGCATTTTTTGCATAGCGTTATTCCGTTCGTAGAATCATATCTCATAGAAGGATGGCTAGCCCATTTCTTTATGTGATGAACTTGTAGTCCCTTTCTTGAACCGCACCCCGGATATCTACACTTTCCTCCATCTCTCCTTCTAACTTCTTTTCTGAAATTAGCATATGCAGGATCGTCGTAGTTTCTAGAGCTATTGAAGCTCCTTCGAAAAAATCTCTTCTTTTTTGGCATTGATGTCGCTTTCAACCATTCTATGTACTAAATCAACAAAAGGAATCTCCGGCTTCCATCCTAGCTTTTCTTCAGCTTTATCTGGCAGCCCACATAGATACTCTACCTCTGATGGGCGATAAAAGGCCGGGTCAACTACAACTAAATTTTCATAATCGTATATTCCGACATATTCAAAAGCATAAGAAAGGAAGTCACGAACGCTAAATGTTTTTCCCGTTGCGATAACATAATCATCTGGTGTTTCTTGTTGTAGCATAAGCCACATTGCCTTTACATAGTCTTCCGCATGTCCCCAATCTCTGTATGCGTCTAGATTGCCGAGTCTTAGCTTAGGGTATGAAGAATCTTCATAATTAATAAAGTCTTCGCTAAACTCACAATGCCGGAGGTCTGTGCTTACTCCTTGCTCTTCTGCCCAAGAATCAAAGCCAGCAATCCACTTAGTAATTTTTCGAGTTACAAAGTGTTCTCCACGCCTTTCGCTCTCGTGATTAAATAGGATACCACAAGAAGCGTGCAGGTTAAAACCTTCCCTATACATCCGCACCAAATGGTGGGATGCTAGCTTGGCAGCACCATATGGACTTTGAGGCTCAAATGCCGTCATCTCATCTTGATAATGCTTCTTACCAGATCTAGAGCGGGGATCCTCTTCCATAAACTCGTCAACGTTCTTTCCGAACATTTCGCTGGTAGACGCTTGATAAAATCTGGTGAAAGGTGAAAAACGCCTAATAGCCTCTAGGAAATTTACTACCCCGATTGTATTAACTTGAGTTGTATAGTTAGGCTGGTCAAAGGAGGTTTTAACGTGAGACTGAGCCGCAAGGTTGTATATCTCGTCAGGCTGATGTCTTTCGACAGCAGAATAAACAGAGCCTGAGTCTACTATCTCAAATTCTTCTACTTTAAAGAGAGGGCACTCAATATGCTTGATTCTTTCCGAGTTATCTGTGCTGGATCTTCTTTTTAGCCCAATCACCTTATACCCTTGTGAAATTAGCAGCTCTGC